TATCTTTGTCTAACACCGTAGCTATAGCAGCAGGCGCAACAGAAAGATTAAAGATAACAGCCACATCCTTTTCAGTTAACGGAAATATAGGTTTAGCAACAGGTAGTTTTGAAGACAACGCAGGAGCTACAATAGAAGTAAGGAATGGGCTAATAATAACTATAACTGCTTAAAATGGACATAAGAAAAATATCTATTGGTCCTGACTACAAGTCTAGTGCGATGCACTACCTATTAGGTCAAGAAATACTGAACGGTAACTTTCTTATTCATCTTATAAAACAAGAGGAGGATTCTATTGTTATATACATACAGAAAGAAGACGAGGTATTGCTATGGAAAAGATTCAACTCTAGTATGCCGATATCAATTGAATACAACATAAACTTTTAGCTATGAAAAAAATAAAGCCATATTTTACAGCAGCAAATAAATCTATGGGTGGGAAGCCTGAGAAGTTTGGATTACCATCAAATAAGCAAATACAAAAAAGTGTTTACTTGAAGGTTAAAAAATAAATTAAATTAAATGCTAGGTTGTTTTTCCCACTAGCTCATAAATTAAATTATGAAATCGCCATTTTCGTTTATAGCTAAACCTGTAAAAGGGAAAAGATATAACAACACTAAAAATATAGGAGGGATTGATTTTATTATCAGCACATCCCAAGAAGACCATAAGTTCTCAAACAGAAAGGCTGAGGTTATAGAATGCCCTATTGATTATAATGGTCCAATAAAAACAGGAGACATCCTATTGGTTCACCACAACGTATTTAAGTACTACAATAACATAAAGGGCAAGCAAGTAAGTGGAAGGAGCTTCTTTAAGGATGACTTATTTTTTGTAGAGAACGAGCAGTTCTATATGTATAAAAATAAAGATGGTTGGAACGCACACGACAAGAATTGTTTTGTTGAGCCTGTTGATGTTGAGGAGTCTTATATATATAAGCCAATATCAAACGAGCCACTAATTGGAAAGCTTAAATATCCAAATAAATACCTAAGGACTAAAGGATTGAAGGAGGGGGATAGGGTCTCGTTTAAGCCTGAGAGTGAATATGAGTTTAATGTAGATGGGGATATTCTTTATAGAATATTTGACCATCAGATAACATTAGCGTTATGAACTCAAAGGAATTAAAATTAAAAATAATAGACGCAGGCTATAAAGCGGTGGAGCAGCTTATTAAGGTATCTCGTGAAGATATAATAAAGCAAGACCCCGATGACGAGCTATCCGCTGACAGACTAAAAAACGCTGCTGCTACAAAAAAATTAGCAATATTTGATGCATTTGAAATTCTTAGCAGAATAGATTCAGAGAAGCAGGCGATAGAATCACTAGAGAAGGGACCTAACAGAACAGACACAAAACAAGGCTTTGCAGAAAGAAGGTCAAAGTAACTTATACAGTCTACTTGTAGATGTTATACCGAAGGGTATATTAACAACTAAGAATAAGGCAAGTTCTTGGGAGTATGGATACAACGATAAGTATGACTTTGTTGTAGTATCAAAGTCAGGTCAGGTAGGAGACGTTATATCTATACAGGGTCTTCGAATTGCATTACCAAAACAGCCTAAGGAATGTGCTAAAAGGCACAAAGATAAATCTGAACAGTATTGGGAACGGAATGAGCTACCTAAGCAATTATCTAAGATTCAATCTATATTTAAATGGAACGATATGCCTACTGAGTTTAAAAACCAATGGGTGGACTACATTGAATCAGAGTTTGATAAGAGGGAATATGGTGCTTGGTTTATGTCAAACGGAGTTCCAACATACATTACAGGAGCACACTATATGTACCTCCAATGGACAAGTATTGACGTTGGTTACCCTGACTTTAGGGATGCTAACAGGATACTATTTTTATTTTGGGAAGCTTGTAAGGCAGACAATAGAAGCTTTGGGATGGACTACCTAAAGATTAGGAGGTCAGGATTCTCGTTTATGAGTTCTTCTGAGTGTGTTAATACAGGAACATTAGCTAAAGATTCTCGTATCGGGGTATTATCAAAAACAGGGTCTGATGCTAAGAAGATGTTTACGGATAAAGTTGTTCCAATTGCGAACAGGTTACCCTTCTTCTTTAAGCCTATTCAAGATGGGATGGATAAGCCTAAGACGGAGCTTGCCTTTAGGATACCTGCATCTAAGATTACTAAAAAGAATATGTTTGAGTCAACTAACGATGAGTTGTATGGATTAGATACAACTATAGATTGGAAGAACACAGATGACAACTCATATGATGGCGAGAAGCTTTTACTTTTGGTTCACGACGAATCGGGTAAATGGATTAAGCCAAACAACATACTAAATAATTGGCGTGTCACTAAGACGTGTTTACGTTTAGGTAGTAAAATAATAGGAAAGTGTATGATGGGGTCAACCTCTAATGCTTTAGCTAAGGGGGGTGATAACTTCAAGAAGCTTTATGAGGACTCAAACGTTTTAAGCCGTAACAAGAATGGTCAAACTAAGAGTGGTCTATATAGCTTATTTATCCCTATGGAATGGAATATGGAGGGGTTTATTGATAGGTTTGGTCTTCCTGTATTCCGTAAACCAAGTACTCCTGTACTAGGAATTGATAACGAGCTTATACATAACGGTGCTATCGACTATTGGCAGAATGAGGTGGAGTCTTTAAAGAATGACCCTGACGCATTAAACGAGTACTACCGTCAGTTTCCTAGAACGGAGTCACACGCATTTAGGGATGAAAGCAAGCAGTCTATATTTAACCTAACTAAGATATATCAACAGATAGACTACAACGACTCAATAATTATGGACCACCACCTAACTAGAGGTAATCTAAGTTGGAAGAATGGCGCAAAGGATACTGAGGTGATGTTTAATCCCGACACTAGGGGAAGGTTTTACATATCGTGGACCCCTGAAAAGGGAATACACAATAACGTGGAATCTAAGAATGGGGTTAAGTATCCGGGAAATAAGCATATGGGGGCTTTTGGTTGTGACAGTTACGACATCTCTGGTGTTGTTGGCGGTGGCGGTTCTAATGGTGCACTACACGGGAAGACAATGTTCCATATAGACAAGGGTCCTGTAAATGAATTTTTTCTAGAGTACATAGCTAGACCGCAGACGGCTGAGATATTTTTTGAGGATGTTTTAAAAGCGTGTGTATTTTATGGTATGCCTATACTAATAGAGAACAACAAACCTCGACTTCTGTATCACTTTAAAAACAGAGGGTATCGTGGGTTTTGTATGAACAGACCCGACAAGCACTATAACAAGCTATCTAAGACCGAGAAAGAGCTAGGTGGTATACCAAACTCAAGTGAGGATGTTAAGCAGGCTCACGCAGCCGCAATAGAGTCTTACATAGAGGAGCATATAGGATTTAAAAATGAAGACGAAATTGGCGACTGTGTATTTACAAGAACGTTAGAGGATTGGGCAAAGTTTGATATAAGCAATAGAACTAAGTTTGATGCAAGCATATCGTCTGGTTTAGCTATAATGGCAACACAAAAACACCTGTACACCCCACAGCAAAAAGTTTCAAAAATAAAGATTAACTTTGCGAGGTATAGTAACAAAGGTACAAATAGCGAAATTATTAGATGAAGAAAGTAGACATAAACATATCATCTACAGGGTTCCCAAGTCAATTTGTTTCAGATAGCAAGAAAGCATCTGATGAGTTCGGTTTACAAATCGGGCAAGCCATTCAGTATGAGTGGTTTAAAAAAGATGGAAACGGATGTAGGTTTTACAGTCAATGGGAAGACTTCCATAGGCTAAGACTTTACGCAAGAGGAGAGCAATCTGTAGGAAAGTATAAAAATGAATTAGCAATTGACGGTGACCTATCATATTTAAATTTAGATTGGACACCAGTACCTATTCTTCCTAAGTTCGTCGATATAGTTGTAAACGGTATGCAGGCTAGGGAATTTGTCCCTAAGGCTTTTGCACAGGATGCTATGTCTCAGTCTAAAAGAAGCAAGTACCAACAGATGGTAGAGGGTCAAATGATTTCAAAACCTTTACTAGAGACTATACAGAAAAAAACGGGCGTTAACCCTTTCACTGTTAACCCTGATGAGTTACCAAATTCAGACGAAGAGCTTAAGCTGTATATGCAGCTAAACTATAAGCCAGCTATTGAGATAGCAGAGGAAGAGGCTATTAGTACATTGTTTGAATCAAACAGATACGAAGAAATTAGAAAGAGGCTAGACTATGATATGACTGTATTGGGTATTGCCTGTGCTAAACACGAATTCCTTATGGGGGATGGTGTCAGCATTAAGTATGTAGACCCTGCAAATATTGTGTATAGCTATACAGAAGACCCTAATTTTAGGGACTGCTTTTATTGGGGGGAGATTAAAACCGTTCCAATAACTGAGCTAGTTAAAATAGACCCGTCATTAAATAATGAGGACCTAGAAGAAATTTCTAACTATGCACAGAGTTGGTATAGTTACTATAATAATGCACAGGCTTATCAGAACGATATATTCTATAAGGACACGGCAACGTTAATGTACTTTAACTACAAGACTACAAAGAAGGTAGTATATAAGAGAAAGGTTAAGGACAATGGTAACGTAAGTATGATTGAAAAGGATGACTCCTTTAACCCACCTTTAGAGATGCAGGAAGAGGGTAACTTCACTAAGGAGTCTAAGACTATTGATGTATGGTATGAGGGTGTTATGGTTATGGGGACCAATATATTACTTCAATGGAAGATGATGGAGAATATGGTTAGACCACAGTCAGCTACTCAATACGCAATACCTAACTATGTATGTGCTGCACCTAGAATGTACAAGGGAAATATTGAGTCTTTAGTTAGAAGAATGATACCATTCGCTGACCTAATTCAAATAACACACTTAAAGTTACAGCAAGTTATATCTAGGGTTGTGCCTGATGGTGTATTTATTGACGCTGACGGATTAAACGAAGTTGACCTAGGAACAGGTGCAGCTTATAATCCTGAGGACGCATTAAGATTATACTTCCAAACAGGTAGTGTTATAGGTAGAAGTTACACTCAGGATGGAGACTACAATCAAGGTAAGGTTCCTATTAAAGAGTTGCAGTCATCTTCGGGTGCGTCTAAGACACAGATGTTGCTGACTAACTATAACCACTACCTTAATCAAATAAGAACGGTTACAGGTCTTAATGAGGCTAGAGACGGAAGTATGCCTGACCCTAATTCGTTGGTTGGTCTACAAAAAATGGCAGCACTTAACTCAAATGTTGCTACCAGACATATACTTGACGCAAGTCTATACATATATAAGAGTTTATCTGAGGCTATGACTTATAGGGTAGCTGATATATTAGAGTATTCAGATTTCAAAGAAGAGTTTATAAATCAAATTGGCAAGTACAATGTTTCTATACTAGGAGACATTAACGAGCTATACATATATGACTTCGGAATATTTATTGAGATGTCACCTGATGAAGAGCAGAGAGCACAGCTAGAGCAGAATATACAGATGGCACTATCTAAGGGGGATATAAACCTTGAGGATGCTATTGACATTAGGGAACTAAAGAATATGAAGCTCGCCAATCAACTGCTTAAGCTAAAAAGAAAAAGCAAGCAGGAAAGGGAAGAAAAAATGGCTATGCAACAGCAAGCAATGCAGGCACAGCAAGCACTTAAGTCTCAGGAGATGGCAGCACAAGCAAGCCAACAGAAACTAGCTGCGGAGATGCAAGCAAAAATACAGTTTAGGCAGGCAGACATAGCGTTTGAGATTGAAAAACTAAAGCAGGAAGCTATGCTTAAGTCTCAGTTAATGAATGAGGAGTTCCAAATGAATCTGCAATTAAGAAATATAGATGCTCAACAGTTGCAAGGTAGAGAAGACCAAAGAGAGAACGCAAAGTCAGGACGAATCAGCCAACAGAATACGGAGCAGTCTCAGCTTATAAACCAAAGAAAAAATAACTTACCTCCAAAGAACTTTGAGTCAAACGAGGATAGCTTAGATGGATTTGACTTAGCTGAATTTAACCCAAGATAAATATAAGATAATGAAGCCTACAAGAAAAAAAACAAAGAGTATTGATTCAGATGGTGTTAAGCATAAGCTTAAGGAAGTAACAAGACGTAATGGTGTTACTAAGAGTAAGGCATCGTCATTTGATAAAGGGACTGGTATAACTAAGACCACAAAGAAAAAAACAAATAAAAAAGGAAAAACCACTACTACTAAGAAAAAAACTTATTCTAACCCTAGAAGGGCTGCAATAGGAGGTATTATAGGTGGAGTTGCTGCTACTGCTGCATTTCCTCCTGCCGGAGGATTAGGAATAATCGCAGGTATGGGAGTTGGAAGTCTTATTAAAAAAAGGTTAAATAAAACAAAAAAATAAATAATTATAATTATGATAAAAAATAAAAAACCATCAACGAAAAAAGTAGCCAAGAAAATGGTTAAGCGAGGAGCTACTACAGCAAGTAAGGTTTCAACTAAACCTATTCCAAAAGTAATAGGTAAGGCTAAAACTTCGAAGAAGCCTACCTTGCAAGGAACATCTAGAGCAACAGCTAAAAAAGTGCCTACAAAAATAGTTACAGGAGTAAAGCGTTCTATGACACTTGTTGATGCAGCCAGATTAAGAAAAGCAATGAGTACTGGTAAGATATCTAATGTAAATAAGGAAGTTAATTCAATGAAATCAAGAAGAGTTAATAAGGCTACCACTAGATATAAAAAATAAATAATTATTTTTGTATAAATTAAATTAAATCAAATGGAAATCAAGGTAAAGGCAGTTGATGCAATAGAAGAAAAGTCTTCTCAACAGATTGAGCAAGAGTTATTAAGTAAGCATCAAGATAAAATAGAAGGAACTGTTACGTCAGACGAGGAGACTCAGAAGGTTGTAATTGAAGATAATATACCTAACGAGGAAGCTCCGAAGGTTGAAGAAGAAATTAATACTCGTTCCTCAGAGTTAAGTGAGGAAGAAGTTCTTGAATTTATTGGAAATAGATATGGGAAAGAGATTAAGTCACTAGATGAATTTAATCAAGCTAGGGAAGAGGCTGACCCCCTTCCCGAAGATGTGTCCCAATATCTTAAATATAAAAAAGAAACAGGGCGTGGAATCAAAGACTTCTATGAATTACAGAAGGACTTTGATGAAATGACCCCTGACAAATTGCTAAGAGATTATCTTACAGCAACCGAGAAAGGGTTGGACGCTGAAGACATCACAGACTTAATGGAGGACTATTCCTTTGATGAGGAGCTTGATGACGAAAGAGACGTTAAGAAAATTAAACTAGCAAAGAAAAAGATTATTGCTAAAGCCAAAGATTATTTTGCAGAAGAACAGGAAAAGTACAAGATTCCTCTTGAGTCGAGAAGGGATGAGTTTTCTGAAAATGCAGAAGAGTTAGAGGATTATAAACAATATGTAGCTAAAGCTAAGACGGCTGAAGAAGAAGTGTCTCGTAAAAGAGATGTTTTTCTAAAAAAAACAGACAATGTGTTTAGTGAGTTCAAAGGTTTTGAATTTACGCTTGACGACAACAAAGTCTATTTTTCTCCCGGTGATGCTAATGAGTTAAAGAAAATACATTCTAACCCTCAAAACTTTATTGATAAGCATAAAGGTGAAGATGGTACTATCCGAGACGCAGAAGGTTATCACAGGTCACTAGCAATGGCAATGAACCCTGACAAGTTTGCTAATTTCTTTTATGAGCAAGGTAAGTCTGCAAATGCAGACGACCAAATGAGGAAAATGAAAAACGTTAATATGACTACTCGTAGTGCTCCTGAAGCAAATTCAACAAAATCAGGATTACAAATAAAATCTATAAACTCCGACCACGGTAGAGGTTTAAAGATTAGAAACAGAAACAAATAATTTAACTTTTTAAAAAAAACAAAATGAGTGTATCAAGCATACCCGGTTTTGATTTACAACCAAGTGCACAAAGAGTGCCTGTAAAATCAAACTATATTACTAACTTCGATTTCTTGAATCAGTATCTTCCTGATACTTACGAAAAGGAATTTGAACGTTACGGCAACAGAACAATCTCTTCTTTCTTAAGAATGGTTGGAGCTGAAATGCCATCTAACTCTGACCTTATAAAATGGGCAGAACAAGGAAGACTACATACTAAGTACACTAACTGTACTACAATTGTTCAAGCGGCTCCCGGACAAGATACTGCAACTTTTACAATTAACGATACGTTAAACCCTGCTTTCGTAAATGAATCTACAGGTTCTATCGCTATTCGTGTTGGACAAACTTTATTCATCTCAAGAAACGATGGTTCAGGAAGTCTTAAGGCTATTGTAACTGCAGTAGATTACGCAGCTAAAACAGTTACCGTTGCATTTTATAATACAGCAGGTATCATTAATTTAGCTGCAGCTAATATTTTCTCTATTTTTATCTATGGTTCTGAGTTCAAAAAAGGAACAGAAGGAATGACAGGTTCATTAGAAGCTGACGATTTTATCTTCGAAAACTCTCCTATCATCATCAAGGATAAGTATGCAGTATCAGGTTCTGATATGGCACAAATCGGATGGGTAGAAGTAACTACTGAGAATGGAGCAAATGGATACCTATGGTATTTGAAGTCTGAGCACGAAACAAGATTACGTTTTGACGATTATCTTGAGACTGCAATGATTGAAGCAGTACCTGCAGAAGCAGCTTCAGGAGCAATTGCTACTACAGGTGATGTAGGTAACAAAGGTTCTGATGGTATCTTCTATGTTGTACAAAACAGAGGAAATGTTTGGGGAGCAGGCAATCCAACAACTCTTTCAGAGTGGGATTCAATTATCTCAAGACTTGATAAGCAAGGTGCTATTGAAGAAAACGTTGTATTTGTTGACAGAGATTTCTCTTTCGACATCGATGATATGTTATCTGCACAATCATCTACTACAGCAGGTGGAGTTTCTTACGGTCTTTTTGACAATGAGAAAGAAATGGCTCTTAACTTAGGTTTCACAGGATTCCGTAGAGGATATGACTTCTACAAGTCTGACTGGAAATACTTAAATGACCCTACTATGCGAGGTGGTTTACCAACGGCAGCAGGTTCAGGTAGAGTTAATGGACTTTTAGTTCCTGCAGGTTCTACTTCAGTGTACGACCAAATCTTAGGAAAGAATGCTAAACGTCCTTTCTTACACGTTAGATATCGTGCTTCAGAGACTGAGGACAGACGTTACAAAACTTGGATTACAGGTTCAGCAGGTGGAGCAGAAACTTCTAGCTTAGATGCTATGGAGGTTCATTTCTTATCTGAAAGAGCAGTATGTACTTTAGGTGCTAATAACTTCTTCTTATTTAACCAATAAGAGAATAACTATTAAGGGGAGGTTAATTCCTCCCCTTTTTTTTAACTTTAATTTAAATTATATTATAATGAAAAATACCAAAAAAATATTCGTAACTAAGCAGTATCGTTTAACACAAGATGTTGCTCCGCTTGCTTTTATGTTACCAACAAGAAACAGTAAAAGATTCCCTTTAATGCATTTTGATGAGGATACAGGAACAAACCGTTCACTTCGCTATGCAAGTAACCAAAAAAGCCCGTTTGAAGATGAGCAAGATGGCAATGCTTTGTTGACTCCTATTATCTTTGAGGATGGATTTTTAAATGTTCCAAAGGAGAACCAAATACTTCAAGAATTTTTACACTATCACCCGTTAAACAATAAATTATTTTGTGAGGTTAACAAGGCTAAGGATGCTGAACAGGAGGTAGAACATCTAATGATAGAGGCAGACGCATTAGTTGAGGCTAAGAGCTTATCTCTAGAACAACTAGAGACTATATGCAGAGTTTTATTTAACAAAGACACATCTAAGGTGTCAACTGCAGAGTTAAAAAGAGATATACTAATATATGCTAAGACAAACCCTGAAGACTTTTTAGAGGTTATAAATGACCCTGAACTAAAAATTATGGGTACTGTACAGCAGTTCTTTGATAACGGACTTCTTTCATTCAGAAAAAGCAACAAAGAGGTTTGGTATAGTACACCAACTAACAAAACTAAAATGCTTAATGTTCCTTACGGGCAAGATGGCTTAGACTTAGTCGTTTCATATTTTAAATCTGATGATGGAATAGAGCCTCTTAAGCACCTACAAGCACTATTAAAATAGTTGTATATTTGTAAAATAGTCACCGTCACGAAGGCGGTGTTTTTTACTAATTTTTAAAAATTTAAGATTATGAACAAGTATTTACAAATACCTGTAGCTGGAGCTGAACCTATTCAAATTCCTATAGGAAGCGGTTTAATATGTGATGGTGGGGTAACTGCAACATCATTTGTTATTTATGCCATTGATTCAACCTTTTCTTATACATTTACGGGTACAGGAATGACAGTTAAAATGAGGGATGCATTTAATGAAGCATTAGTTTATGCTGCACAAACTAATTGGACGAAATCAGTTTCGACTGTTCAAATTCCAACAGGAGAAGCTATAGCGTCATATGTAGTAAATAATGGCTTATAATACTGTAAGCTAAAATTTAAACACTATATAAGAGACCTCTTCAGTAATGAAGGGGTCTTTTTATTTTAATTATCTTTGTATAAAAGAAATATAGATGATAAACTCAGTTAGGCAAACAGTAATGTCAGTACTGAATAAGAATAATTACGGATACATCTCTCCATCTGATTTTAACTTATTTGCAAAGCAGGCGCAGTTAGATTTATTTGAGGATTATTTTTACTCATACAACTATCAAATATCAAAGGAAAACGCTAGGCAGTCAGGTACAGGGTATGCTGATATAACAAAAGGACTAGAGGAAGTTATAGATGAATTTTCTGTTACTGGTCCACTTATGAATATTGGTACAAGTAACCTATATAACCTACCAAGCTTAACTACAACTAGTAATGATTGGTACTTGATAAATAAGATGTTAATATATACATCTCAACTAACATTAGGTACTACTACTAGTGTGGGAGGAGCTACCAATACACTAGTCGATTCAGGAGCATCATTTATAAATGATGGAGTATCAATAGGAGATATAGCATCTACCGTTATAGGTGGAGTGGCATACAATACAATCATAACAGGCGTTACTGGAACAGTACTAACAACAAACCAAGCTATATGGACAGCGACGGGAAAATATTGGGTATATGAGTCAGAGAAGATTAAGGAGGCAGAGAAGGTGTCACATAGTAAAATAACTATGCTACAAAATTCTTTATTAACAAAGCCAAACCTTACATACCCTTCGTATACTCAGGAGGCTAATATAGCTTCAATATATCCACTAACGGTAGTAAGTCAGGGTCAGGTTGTATCTCAATATATTAGATATCCATTTGCCCCTAAGTGGACGTTTGTGTCTCTAACAGGTGGCGAACCTACGTTTGACGCAACTGCTAATGACTATCAAGATTTTGAGTTACCAATAGACGATGAGGTAGGTTTAGTTAATAAAATACTTCAATACGCAGGTATGTCAATAAGAGAAATTAGTGTTGCTCAGTTTGGTCAAGCAAACGAAGCTATGGATAACCAAGAAGAGAAATAATTATGGGATATATAAGTGAGTATCAGTACTATGAAAATGGTGGGGTAACCCCTACTGATAAGAATTGGGGTTCGTATCAATACGTTTCATTGGAAGACATAGTAAACAACTTTATGTTAATGTACGCAGGAAACCACAGCCTTGTAAATAATGAGCAGAGGTTCAAGGTATTGTTTCACGCTAAGAGAGCGATTCAGGAGTTAAACTACGACGCATTCAAAGAAATAAAAATACTTGAACTTGATGTGTGTAGCACCCTTAGATTTGTGCTTCCACCTGACTACGTTAGTTGGGTTAGGGTATCTCAGTACAAAAATGGTATACTATACCCACTTAGCGAGAATATCCAAACAAATTGGAGTAGTGCATATTTACAAGACAATGAGTGTAGGATACTATTTGACGAAGACGGGAACGCATTAAAGCCTGAGTTCTCTAATATTGATACAGAAAGAATTTTTGGAGGTAAGCAGTCTATATATCTAAACCAAAACTCAGCTATGAATGGCGAACAGGGATGGAATGTTGATGGTAATTGGTACTTCCAACGAGAGATAGGTGCTAGGTTTGGGTTAAATACAGAGACCGCAAACGCTAACCCTACATTTAAGATTAATCCTAAGGGTGGAGTTATTAATTTTAGCTCTGGTATGTCTGGAGCATCTTGTGTTCTTGAGTATGTTTCTGATGGAATGGAAAATGGCGATGACAGCTTAATTACTGTAAACAAATTATTTGAAGATTTTATATACGCTTACATAGAGTTTGCTATACTAAGTTCTAAGGTAGGTGTGCAAGAGTATATCGTAACAAGGACAAGGAAGCGAAAATCAGCTCTTCTAAGGAACGCAAAGATTAGAATAAGTAACATACACCCCGGAAGACTTTTAATGAATCTAAGAGGTAGAGACAAGTGGATTAAATAATATGGCAAACTTAACTAGAAACTTTACTGCAGGTAAAATGAACAAAATGGTTGATGACAGGCTCGTTCCTAACGGAGAGTACATCGACGCATTAAATGTTAGAATGGGTTCCTCAGAAGGCTCTGATATAGGAACAATAGAGAACTCTAAAGGTAACACACCACTAACTGTATTGTCTTACGAGGGAACTAATTTAAGTGACTCTGCTAGATGCATTGGTGCATTTGAGGATGGAGCTAATGAGACTTTATACTGGTTCGTTCACGACGGAAGTTTTCCTGTTAGCTCTAAGGCTCCTCTAGGTATAGTGGATATGGTAGTATCATATAACACTACCAATAGTATACTAAACTATCTTGTTATTAGTGTATATAACCCACTAGATGTTACAAAGACTACTTTAAACTTTAACTCAAAGTATTTAATTACAGGAGTAAATAAGATTGAAAACTTACTTTTCTTTACAGATAACTATAACGCACCTAGACAAATAAACGTATCAAAAAATTACAAAAACCCTGTAGTTGGTGTAGATAAAATAGGGGCAGAATCTTTGTTGGTTATTAAGAAACCGCCACTAGACTCTCCTGCTATTAATCCTATTGAGACATCAAGTCAGGATAATTTTTTAGAAAACAGATTTATATGTTTTGCTTATAGGTATAGGTATGAAGATGGTGAGTACTCAGCAACGTCTCAGTTCTCTAATCCTTCATTTATACCAAACGTATTCGAATATAATTTTAATACAGCACTAAACTCAGGTATGTTAAACAGTACTAATATGTGCGACATAACATACAACTCAGGTGGACCACTTGTTAAGTCTATAGATTTATTATTTAAGGATATGAACTCCTCTATAATTAAAGTTATAGAAAAATTAGATAAAGAGAAGGATGGTCTCGCTGATGACACAACCTACACATACACATTTAATAATAGTAAAATTTTTACTATACTACCTACTTCAGAGATACTAAGACTATTTGATAATGTACCTCTATTGTCTCAGGCTCAAACTATTATGGGCAACAGGCTTATATACGGAAACTACCTAGAGGGATTTGATTTAGTCAGGGACAATGTTTCAACAAAATTAGAGTACTCTGTAACAGCTACAAATGAAGATATTGGTCGTAACGCAATAGAATCATTAACTGAGAACGGGACGTATACTTTTGACACCAATCAGACTATTGCTAATAGTGTGTTAGACATTAACCTATCAGGACAAAAACTAGTGTTAGGTGCTGTGTTAAATATATTTATTAGGTTTGAGCATTCAGCTTGGACTGGAGATGCTCCAAACCCTACCTTAGTTACCCAAGAAACCCCATTAAGCTTCGCTTATATACTGCCACAAAACTTTTCAAGTGTATACGAGTTAGCTACCTCTATAGACTTTGCGGAAAAAATAGGTAACACATCAAATATATTATCAGTTGTTAACTCCTGTACAGGAACAACACTTACTGACTTGTTCAACTGCACTATACCTAACGAGTTGTTAGGTATGTTTAAGTATCAAAGTGGCATTAGTGGTCCAAATCAACCTATATCTATAATCGCATCTACGGGGTCTCAGTCTATAAAGCTTCAGCTTCCTGCAATGAAATTTGTTAATGACCAAACAGGAGCAAGCATTACTAAGACTAACTACGAGTATTATAAAATAAATTTAGCAGATGTAGTATATCAAGAGGTAGGAAACCCATCAAGTTTACATAGCAATAGGGGATACGAGATTGGTATCTTGTATATGGATGAATTTAATAGGTCAACTACAGCGTTAGTGAGTCCAAACAATACGGTACATATACCTTGCTCTAACTCAGACACTAAGAACGTAATAAACGTTAACATACCAGCTTCACAGATAGCTCCAGAATGGGCTACTAGATATAAGTTTGTTATTAAACCTGATAAAGAAGGGTATGACGTTATATACTCTAGTTTATTCTTTAATGACTTAACATCAGGTGCAGATTTTTTCTTGCTTGAAGGTCAAAACTCTCAAAAAATACAAGAGGGAGATGAGCTTATTGTTAAGACAGACACTGAAGGACCTAGAAGAAACTGTACTTGGACTACGGTACTTAATAAGAGCGCACAGGTAGCAGATTTTCTTGACCCTGCTCCTTTAGATTCATCAGGCAATCCAATACCTGTACCTGCGGGAGTTTATATGAAACTAAGGGCAAATAACTTTAGCACAGTTACAGGAGATTATCCTGTAGTCTCTTTTGGTGAACTGACAGGAGGAAGTGGTGAAGGATGTAGAATAGTTTCGTATCCTGTAGTTATTCCGGGTTCAACATCAGGAACTACAGTAGACTATGATATACCTGCGGGTTCTCGTATAACTATTAAAATAACAAACGATTTGCAAGGGAACGCATTTAACCCACCAGCGTATTGGAAGGTTGATAACTTGTTTACTGCATCTCAAGACTACGCTAGTTTTAAAGAGTGGTTTGAGAAAGATAATATTGAAAGTGCATTAAATAGTGTTGCTGTTACTGATGGTACAGGCGTTGTCGGTCCAAATTACTCGCCTACAGTTCAACCAGTAACAAATAGACCTTGTCGGGTAAATCGAATATTTACTAATTTTCAAACATTCCCAACAGGTGGGCATTCTTTTGGTGTAAAAAGCACACTAGGATATACAAAACTTATTAAAAAACTACAAACAAAGCTATCTGTAGAGATTACAGTTATTCGCTCATCGTCCTTATTAGTATTTGAGTCAGACCCTCAAGATTCTGCACCTGACTTATGGTATGAATCTTCAAAGTCTTATCCTATTGATTCAATAGGTCAGCACACAGGAACTGTTCAGAATCAAGTTTTTTCAAGTAACACACCAGCTATTATTGCAACGCAATTTTTTAATTCTTACGCTTTTGGAAATGGTGTTGAGAGTTATAAGATACAAGACTCTATTATAGGGAAAGAGGTAGTGTTAGGAAATCGAGCTACAACAACTAACGCAAAAGATTTTCGTGCAGAAAGAAGATTATCTGACTTAACATATAGCGGAGTATACAACGCAGAGTCAAACATAAATAAGCTTAATGAATTCAATCAGGGTCTATTAAATTTTAAGCCATTAGAGCAAACTTTTGGTCCTATTATGAAGTTGTTCGGAAGAGAGACAGACATACTTACGCTTCAAGAGGACAAGATATCATATGTGCTTCAAGGAAGAAACATCCTTTCTGACGCAGGAGGTGGCAATGTTTTAACCGCAGTACCTGAGGTTTTAGGTAACCAAATAGCTAGAATAGAGGAGTTTGGTATTAGCCATAATCCCGAAAGTTTTGCACAATGGGGACCTGATAAGTTTTTTACTGATGCTAAAAGAGGCGTTGCATTAAAGCTTACAGGTTCAGGAGAAAGTAATGATAGTTTAAAAGTTATTTCTTCAATGGGTATGAGACCTTGGTTTAGAGACTTGTTTAACGTAGCATTTAAAACTCAAAAACTAGGTGGATTTGACCCGTATATGAACGAGTTTATTTTGTCTTCAAACACAATAAAAATACCAGTTGATGTAGATTGTGTTGACTGCGGTGTTACATCTACTTCTGCTGTATCTATAACCAATCCATATGAGCTGTGCTACAACCTAGGAAGTTTGGTTGGAGATGTAAATATAGACTACTCTTTTGGTGTTATTGAGTCAGGTAAGACTATTACCGTAAGTGGTGTCTATAATGGGGTGACCTATACCACAGGTGGGGTAGTAGTTGGAGGTCAACTAGTTATAAACAAAAGTCTTGTTCAAAATGAAAAATTAGACCTAACTATATCTACAACGTCAATACAGCCTATACCAATAACATTTACCGTTAATTGTCCTGATGCTGATACTATTACCATTGTATTAGTTCACTTGTCAAGCTTAAACGATGCAGGGTTACAGATACACGATGAGTATAGATGGAAGGATGGGTCTTTTGTTTCTCCACTACATACAGAGCAGGTTGTATTTGCATCAGGCGCAACGCCTGTGGTTTCTTTATACGAGACTATAATTGGTCAGCAAGGCGGTGGGGTTATTCCTACGAATACGTCTACTGTAACTATGATGTCAGATAAGATAGGCTCAGACACATATAATTTTAATACTACGCAAGATGAATTTAAGTACATAAGGACAAGTACTATATACCCAAATACATCAACAGGTATAGCAAATTTACTGGCAGCGGCTAGTACAGCAACACCAATTGTTTTACCTATAAATGGAAATACTGCGTATAGTGCAGACTTTTCTATGCCGATTTCAGGCGACTACCTATATCTACTTTGGGACTACAGAAACAGTACACCACTTGAACTATGCTTTGGTGCTAGTTCGATTATTGCTTGCTGTACTTGCATTGGTCCTGCTCCTGTAACTTACTACGACTTAGTTGACTGTGATACAGGACTTAATTGGTCAGTTGAGGATACCTTTGGAGTAGCTAAAATTGGAGATGTTGTGCAGTATAAACAAGGAACAGGAGCAAGTCAAAGTACTATAGTTTACTGTGGAGAGATAGTTAGCTTAGGAACAGTAGCTAGCGCTACTCTATTTTCAGAAAATAGTTATTTCTGTGGAGACGATGTTAATTGTGGAATTACACCTTAAAAATTAAATTATGGCTATATATTACTTAGACGGAACTACACTACTAAACTCATCAGCAGCATTTACTGATGCGGGACTAACAACCTGTGCAGCAGATGGATTTTATTCTGATGGAGTAAGCTCAAGAGAGCTTTCAGGTTGTGCTTTTTTACCTTCACAGACTTGTGGGTCTTGTTCTACTGCTTGTGGAACTACTGTTATAAATGAATCAAATGAGGAGTCTGGAGTATATAAGATTGATATAGATAGTGGAAGCTCTACGGGGGCGGTTATATTAAAGTTTAACCCTGCGGAAGTACCTGATGGTATTAAGGTAACTTACAATAGTCAAGTTTATAATAAATTAAGCTCACCTGTTGATGGATATCACGCAAGTACAAATGGAGCTAACCTCACATATATAGGGTCAACTGCTTACGATTGCGGTTTAGCAGCAGGAAGCCCATATACTATCAATGAGTACTTCTATGGTGGTGGAACATTCGCAGCTACAGGAACAACTGAGACAGTTACGATAGCATCAGGAGATGTTTCTACTAGCTCATCTGCACCCGGAAACTGTATTATGGTTATTCCTAAAGGAAACACCTCCCCGTCAACTATGAACATAGAAATCATTAGTGCTTGTACAACGTCAGATTGGGGCATAGAGGTTAACTGCCCATCACCACTGACTGGATTGTTGTCTAGTGCTAACTCTCAAGAGTCAAGTGCAGCAGCTTGCTCTCAGCCTTTGGTGTCTACTTACTATCACGCTCCTGTAAACGCATCATCTACACCGGGTAACATTAATGTACACGACTGGATGTTTAACGATGCAAACGGAGCAACTACCATAGGTAGCGGGTGGTATTCTTTATCTGATGGCACAACCTTTCAAGTAGCAAATGGTGTTATTGTAGCAACAGGAACTTGTCCTACTTATGAGTTAGTCGACTGCGTAACAGGAGTTACAGTAACAGTATCTGCAAGCGGTTCATTTTCACCGGGCGATGTTATTTCGTATAGACTACTAGACCCGTCAACGGGGCTACCTACAGGAGATGAATTATGTGGTACATTATTAGGTGCAGGTTCAACGAGTCCTAATGCAGTTATTATTTTTCAACAAGTTCGTACAGGTTGTGATGCAGTACAATGCCCACAACCTTAAAAATAAAATATGGCAGAACAAGTAACACTACAAAACTACACGGTATCCTACGACTCATTGAGCCAAGGATTTCCGTCTTTTTATTCCTACCATCCTGATTGGATGATAGGGATGAACAACTTCTTCTATACGTTTAATAAGGGTAACCTTTACCGTCATAACACAAACGAGAGTAGGAACCAATACTACGGCACAAACTACCCGTCTACTATGACCTCTGTATTTAACGATATTCCTCTTGAGAATAAGCTATTCAAGACTATAAATCTAGAGACAGACTCTCCTTGGTCAGCAACTTTAGTAAGCGACCAGCAGGATACAGGATACATAGAGACAGATTGGTTTGAAAAGAAGGAGGGAGCATACTTTGCGTTTGTTAGAAACTCTGGTACAGTTCCTGCTGAAATAGATGAGTATGCATTGCGGTCTTTAAATGGTATAGGAACAAGTAGTAACAGAGTTGTTGCGTCTACTTCGACAACAATATCCTTTGTTAATACATTGTATATAGGCAACATAATTAGTGTTGGGGATATGGTATACTTTGGTTCTCCAACCCCACAGTTAGCCGGTCAGGTTACTGAGGTGAATCAAAATCTTCCATCAGGAATAAATGATATCGTGATAGACAACAGTATAGCAGGAGCCGTAGCATTGCCTTCTATAACGGAGTATATCTTGTATATTAAGAATGCAGTCGCTGAGTCTCACGGGATTTTAGGTCACTTTGGAGTCTTTAAGTTAGTAAACTCTGATATATTTAAGGTTGAGTTGTTTGCAGTAGAAAGCGAAATAATGAAATCATTTCCTTAAAAATAGTATATTTGTAGTTAATATGGATAACCCTGAAGCTATTTTAGAGTCTATAAATAAAAACAGAGGGATACTATGGGAAAGAATAAACGACTTTAAGTTGGATATGATTTCTGTTGAAGATTCTGTATTGCACCATACGAAAGAGATGGAGGAGGTAATGCCTTTAAAGCATCACATACAAGATGGTATATATACTAGGGAAATATTTATGCCTAAGGGAATGTTGGTGTTGAGCTTTATACATAAGACCAACCACCCTTCATTTTTTATGAGCGGAGAAATGTCTGTTATTACGGATACAGGAGAGGTTAATAGAATAAAAGCACCAATGGTTATACAGACAAAGATAGGAACACAAAGAATAGCTTATATGCACGAAGATTGTGTGTGGGTATGTACCTACAGAACAGACTCAGTTACGGTTGAGGATGCAGAAAAAGAAGTGTACACGGAAGATTTTAGAGAACTTCCAATGTATGTAATAGAAAAAAATAAAAAATTATGTCAGGAGCAATAGCAGGTTTAGCAATAGGAGTCGTATCCACAGGTATATCATTTGCACAAGCTAATAAACAAAGAGATTTACAAGAAAAATCAGAGCGAGAAGCTGATGCGGCTATGCAAACAGCTAGAGAAAAACTAAATGTTAACTTCGCAGAACAGCAGGCTATAAAAAAAGAGTCATATGAACTTGAGAGACAGGCTAACTTATCAGCAGGTGCTCAGGCTATGACTGCGGGAGTAGAAGGTGGCACAAGAGGCGGTGCTGCTACAGCAGGTAGAGTTCTAGCGCAGCAGAACCTAGCTCAG